CTTTAAAGGGAACACCTGCGGCTCTAAGTACTCCCTTAAACACTGCTTCAATTATCCCACCAAACAACATATTAATTAAAAAGTTATGTTTAAAAGGTTCTTTGTCTTCGGGGCTATTCTTTTCAAACCAAAGTTGGCACTTAGGACGGCCTATGTTTGACATCCTAAGTCTAAAGTCACCACGAGGACCACTGGTTAGTTGCTGTTTAAATGCGTCTTTAACATCCGTAGCAACTTGATCTATTATATCCTCAGAGAAGTTTGCTCTGCCTGCCAGTGCTTCCTCGATAAAAGAATCAATAAATAATTCCTTTTCATGTGCCATTATATAGCCGCCCCTTCAACATTGACTAACTGTGAAACCAATGTTTCCTCTTCGCTATTTAGTTCTTCTTTGTTTAGCTTTGCCCACTGTTCAGTAACATAAGTATTTCGCATTTTAATCCAGTCAGTAAAACTATGTACTGTTTCTCGTTCTCTACTAATAAATTCAGCAAGCGTATCTGCTTTTTCCTCCTCTTTAATAGAGAAAGACATTGTAGAAAATGCTATAGAACCTTCATGCCGTATTGAATCAAGACGTATGTCTACAACATTGGCTTTAGTACATTCATATTTCTTGTTTATTTTATGAATAATATCATTTAATGCTTTTTTACTCTGTGCATTTGTAATCTCCATAGTAAACGGAATATTGTCTAAACCTTCAATAGCTTTGCCAGTTTCATCCATGCACCCCCCATCAAAACTTATTTTTCCCATCATGCAAAGAGTATGTTTTCTCTCTCTATAATGCGTTTTTTCCGATGAAGATAAACCTTCCCAGTCTTTGACGGAGGGACCACGGCCTACATTAAATGTACCCATTGTATCTTTTAAATCCCCTTTTAACCATTCATCGTCAACTAATACTGTTCTTTGAGTTCTTTGACTACCATCGTCCCAATAAGTATAGAGATATTTTTTACCGAAAAAACGAATTAGTGGATTAATACAATACACTTTTTGTTTATTTATATATAGTTCGTAAGCTCCTACGGGAATAACTTCCGTTTTAAGTATCTTACCTGCTACTTCTAAATCTCCCATCTTAGCGGTTTGTACTAGTTTAAGAGAGCCTAATTTTGATTCTTGTCTTACTGCAACTGTGGAACCATAAAGTTCTTCGAGTAAAGCAGAGTCTTCGTCGTTTATAATTGAAATACTTGTATTCATAATGTTACCTCTGTGGGGTTAAAAAGAGTCTTAAGTTATACACACAATGTCTTCTGTGTCAAGCCAATTTGGGCCAATCTTTGCTTCTAATAGCATTGGCACATTCATTTTTACATCATAGGCTTCTTCGATAATCTGATCAAGATCATTATTCATATCCGTAATAATTTGTATCACATAGTTTTTCTCCTTTGGGTGTACATCAATTACTGTTGAGTCGTGTACTGTGTTGACTAAACAGGATTGTAATGGCTTTAGTCTTTCGTCCATCTCTAGTAGTACAACAGGTACAATATCTCCTGTAGCAAAACCTTGAACTGGATAGTTTTTTATCATAGTAAAGTGTGTGGGCGTTCCATTCTGTCTACGCTCAACATTAGGGAAAGCATACTGGCGACCTGATGGTGTAGTTATCTTGCCATGTCGCATCGCTTCATTGCCTAACTTCTTATGCCACGTAGCTATACCTTGGTACTTCTCATTAAAGTGTTTATAGTATGCCGCTTCTGCTCTGCTTCTACCATAGCCACTTGCACCAAAGAGAGGAGCAAACGTGTGGCCCTTAGCCACCTGACGTGTTGTAGGCTGACCCGCATCGCTGATAACTTTAGCTGTATAAGAATGTACATCAAACCCTGTAGCTATCTCCTGCATTGCTGTCTTATCCTGCGATAGATATGCGGCAACACGAAACTCTAACTGTGCAAAATCTGCCTCAAGTATGTGACCGCCCTGCCATCGAGATACAAAGACACGTTTTACGGGGAATGTACCACCACGAGGCATGTTCTGCATATTAGGGTTGCGACCACTGAACCTGCCAGTAGATGTTATGTGCTGAGTTAAACCAACGTGAAGGAAGCCATCCTCTTTTGTGTAGTTACTTATGCCCTCAACAAAGGATGATAGGTATGTAGTCACAGCCGACAATCGTTTTACATCCTGTAAGAATTCTATGGCTGATGTCATACGTTTTGTATTAGCTATAGATATGAGTATGTCTAAGTTATCTTTGCCTGTACTAAACCCATTTGCACTTACCCATTTTTTACTTGGAGGGGAGAACCCTAGACCTGCAAGTTTGTTAGTCTTCTTTAGCTGATACCCTCTACTTAAACAATCGGGACACTTGCTTGCTTTCTTAAAGTTAGAGCCGTCCTTCTTCTTTTTGTATCTACTTCCTTCACCATTACAAACAGGACAACTAAAAGCTATAGTCTTACTAAGTAGTTTGGTATTAGCGGCAACAGCATTTTTAAACTCAGTCGCATCCTTTGTAAAATCAAACAGTTCAACCCATTCTTTCTTATCAATAACCTTCCTGCTAAATATAACCTGAGACACTTGCTCTGGACTGTTAAGATTAACTGGAGTGTCACCCATAAGTTCTCGTATCTGTTTAAACAGCCTGCCCTCTATGTCTGTCTTCTCTTGTTCAAACTCTTTACGAACTACTTGAAGGGCGAGTCTATCCACTCTGAACCCTGACATGTACATTCGGGTAAGGGTTTTACAGACTCTAAAGGTAATGTCTCGAATTCTATCCATTCCGTTGGACTCGCTTTTGGAGAAGCCTTCGGTAAGAGTAGCAAGGAACAGTTCGCCAGTAGTGTCAATGTCGCAACCAAGATAATGTGTAAGCTCTTTAAGCGGTATTTCATTGGTGTTGTATCCTTCTTTAAAGTATTTCTTTAATGTATCGTCCTTCTGAAAGGTTAGGTTTCGTCGTTCGGCACAGGCCAGTAAACTCAACGGCTGTTTCTGCCCTCGCTGTAATATATATTCAGCTAACATAGTGTCATATATTTCGCCATCATATTTAAAGCCACTAGCCCACAGCCACATCAAGTCATGCTGTGCGTTGTGCATGATCAGTAAGGTGGTCTTGTCTAGTATAGTTTGTAATAGCCTGGCATTAGCACCACTACGGTCAGACTCTTCTATATGATCAAACGTCAACAAGTGTCGCTCACTAGGTATATCCACATTCTTAGTACCCACCTGAACCAGAAAGTTATTAGGCTCAAAGGGGTCCATATGTGTCTTACCATTACGTTTAGTAGTTGTGTTCTCTACGTCTAGCACTAACCTCATTCTTTTGTAACGCAACCTGAACCCATACAGTCTGGGCAAGTTTCTGCATGGACACAGGGATTATTGGGGTCAGAAGGGAAATGTTCCCCCTCGTAGACTATTCCACTGCCATCACACGTAAAGCAATTAGTCTTCGGTCGGTCTGGATTATAGTACGTCATATCTTTCTCTCCTTATTATGCGGTATACTGTGCAATATCCCCTGCCAACTGGCAAGTGACACGACCATGAAAGCCGCCCTTCAATTTGTTTTTGGCTATGTTTAAGTGTCGTTCCATATCATCCGCCTCTCCTCCTTCCACTATCCTATTCTTCCCTATCAATATCATTAGGTCAGCTTCAGCCGCCTTACCTGTCTTACTACCCTCTAGCATAGATTGATCTGGCATAGCTAACCCTTCGGCTGCAGCACTTAATTGTGACAACCAGAACACAGCACAGTTATATTCTTTAGCTATGTTTCTAGCGTGTATGGTAGCATCTCTTAAATATACATCTGACTTGTCACTTGTTCGAGGAGCAAACTTATCTCCCATGTCTAGTACTAATATGTCTGGCTTAGTTGCTTTAACTACTGCTTCGACCCAACTGAGATCCTTACCTGTTGAGTCCCTGATATGTATATTAGAGTTTACCTTGTCGTATCTCAATGCCGCCTTTGCATAGTTACCTTTTATGTCATCTAGTGTCATAGTAGTAGCCGCTGATAAATACCTAGAGCCTACCCTATGTGCCGCCTCTTCATTACATAGAATTACGCACTTAGCTCCCTGATCAGCAAAGCCATGCGGGGAGGCTATAATAGAGGCATGGAAGCTAGTCTTACCTGCATTAGGTCTAGCTCCTACTATTATAAAGTGTCCCTTACTAATGCCCTCTACATTACGTTTAAGTGTAGGTATGTTAAACTTCCATTGTGTCTCTTCAGCGTTAGCTTGTAGTAAGGCATCTATACTCATATCTTCAAACTCTACTCTTAGGTTAGGGGTAAAATCATTTTGGTACTGGTCAACAATCTTTCGTAAAGACTCTAAACTATTCTGTGTACCATTAACGAAGTCAAAGCCGATGTTAGCTACTTCTTCACCTACCACTTGCTGAAACATCCTAGAGATAACTTGCGTAGCTACCTCATTATTTAATGCACTGCTGTTAGCTATCTTCTGAAAGATCTTTTGGTACTGCTCTTTGTTAGATGTAGTGAGTGTCTTGTTGGTTGCATAGAACAACGCCTCAAGATCTGCTAGGGATAGCCCTTGATCGTATGTCTCCATTGCATAGTCTAATGTTTGTTTTACTTTCCTAACATCCTTAGTAAATATTTTATCGGGGCATCGTATTCCCTTATGTAATTCATAGAATTCTTTATTCATTAAAGTTTTTAATAGTGATAATTCTGTCATGCTACCTTTCTTCTTCTTCCTAAAAATGATCCTCTGCTATCCCAACCTATCCACCTCATTGGTAGGGGCCACAGATACCACTGTGTTGATCTGCTCTTACCATCGTTCCAACATTCTTTAACTCTGCCCCAACTACCAACTTGGCATAGCCCTATGCAAGCGGGGTAATGTGCTTCTTTGGACGCAGTAGTTAGATTGTTGTTTAACCACAAAGTATATCTAATCTGTGTAAGTCATCTGATTTCCTATACTTTATATCGTCCTGCAAACGCATTGCAATAGTGTCTATTCCTGTCCAAGACTCTATCTCTCGTCTATACTCCAAGGTCTTGTGTGTGGCATCTGGGTCGAGTGCTACTATAACTCGAACAAAATCTTGTATGTATTCTATGTGGGTACTACTTAATGACGTACCTAAGATAGCCATACCTGTGACATTTTGACACACACTAGATATAGTGTTAGCACTAATGACATCCTCAACAATAACCACAATACCATTGGGCTTACCTTGACAGGAAGTGTAGACAGGTGCGTTGCCTGTATATCTAAACCACTTAGGTATTCCACCATCTAAAGCTCTACCTGTCGCATCAATAAGACTGTTGTTACTTCTGATAGGAAACACTGCACGTTTATCTTTAACGTCAAAGAGTATCTCAACATCGTGTAAGTCCCAACGATCTATAAATGTTTGTAATGCTTTATTGTTTTGTGATGGTGCAATTACATATTCTGGTATTACCCATAGGTCTGCTGCTTTCTTCTTGCTGAGTGCTACATCTCGATTGCGTAACCTTTCTTGTATCTCAGCAACCGATAAAGATACAGGTATCGCACTGGATGTATGACAGCTTAACTTATAACATCTGTATAAGATTAGACCATCAATGTTACTAACACTAAAATCATTTGAACTATGGCAGACAGGACAGGTGCATCTAACACTCTGCCCATCCGTTAATCCTAAGTCTAAGACAAACTCCCTAACGTTCATCTAAGTTCCTCCCTTCTGATGCCTTCACTGCACCACTATATGTATTGACTAAGTAACGTTTAGCGGAGGACGGTGATTTATGCCCACTTACTTGAAGAATACCAGCTAAGTCAACACCAAGCTCAGCCATCTCAGTAATAGCGGTACGCCTTAGATCCCTAGCGGTTATTTCTTTAGGTAAGTTAGCCTCAGCCTTAACCTGATT